GCGGCCTGCTCCAGGGCCAGTTCGCGCAGGCCCGGGTCGTAGGCCCGGCCCATGTGATCACGGGCAGGATAATTGGAGGGGGTGTGCAGGATAATTGGGATGAAACGGGACGTGGCGGGATGAGTCGGGACGGGCTCGAATGAAACAATATTTCACTATATGAAATAAAAAATCAGCCGAAGAGGGTGTGCTGTTTTGGCATCCGCTCGGCCCGCATGGCTTTGACGATGCGATAGACCATCTGCACCGAGAGCTTGTATTCCAGGGCAAGCTCGGCCTGGTTGGCGCCGTTGAATCGCCTGTAAATCTGCTCATTGCGCTCGCTGCGCCGACCGGCCATATCCATAGGGATATAGAGGTTCTGCCCGCCCCAGTTCTCGGCGATGCGGAAAGCGATTTCTTTGCCAAAGTCCTGGGCCTTGCGCGGGGTGGCCCCGAGCATATCACGGGCGAGGTCGGCGGCCTGGTCCGCAAGATCCTTGAGCAGCTCGGCCGCGATGTGGCGGGGTGTCTCTTCCATATCTAGATCCGCCCAATCCAGCGCTTGAGGGACTCTATCACGGTCGCGGCCTGGTAGCTGTTGAGCCAGCGCAGGCTCTCCACACCGGTCTGACGTTTAACAAAGGCCGCCAGGGCCTCCTCGCTGGAGTCCTGGATCGCGTCCATCTCATGCAGCTCCAGCCACAGGGACCTGATTTTTCGGCTCTGCGGATCGCTCTCCAGCGCCTTGCCCTTGTGCGATTTGGTCTCCGCGAACCCTGCCGCGCGCAGGTGGTCCAGCACGGCCTCCAGCTGGCCGATGGTCAGCGCCTTGGAGGACTCCCGGCCGCCGGACTTGGCGCGCAGCAGGCCGCGGTAGGCCTCGTCATCCAGGCCGAGCTTGGACTTGGCCACATGCACGAGCTGGATGAGCTTGCGCTTGTAGGGTTCGAGGTTGCGGGCCGGAATGGACATAGTCCTACCTGTCCCTCGTGTTGTTCAGCGCCCGCGCGCAGGTGTTGAGCATGCGCATGGCGTCAAGGGTGGCCAAGGTTTCGATGATGTCCGTGTTGCGCAGGGCCACGAGCACAAACCTCCGCTCCTGGGTGTCATAGACGCAGGGCGATCCCAGGGAACTGCGGGTTACGGTGTAGCGCTCTGGGGCCACGTCATCACCAACCCTTGGACCCGGAGCGCCGGGCCTCGCGTTCGTGGCGTCGCCTTTCCTGGCCAGGCATCCTGGCCAGGCGCTTGGGCCCGGGCTTGGCCGGATGCGGCCTGCTGGCGCAGACCGTGATGATGGTGCGGTGCTCGATGCTGACCAGCACGCGCAGGTTGCAGAGCCGGTAGCAGACCGCGCCGTCCCCGGCCGCTGGTTCGCTGGAGCCGGACAGGAGCACCGCGGCGACCATCGGTGCCGTGATGTCTCTCTCGCGCATCCGCCGACAGGCGTGGAGGGTCAGGGGCAGGCGCATGGCTAGGCCCTCGCCTGCGGCCTGGCGCAGCGCGGCAGGAAGTGATTTTTGAGATGGCCCGTGGTGCGGTTGAGGCAGTTGCGGATGCCCAGCACGTCATGCATGAGGTTGAAATCGTCAGCCCGCAGCAGCTTCTCGAAATCCAGGGGGCAGGCGTGATTGTGGCAGGCTATCAGGTCCATGACGCGGTCGACCCTGTCACCCAGCGGGATGCCCGCCGTGGCCGCCAGATTTATGGCGCGGTCAACAATAGCCTCGGCATGGGCGCGGTCCTCCTGGGACAGGAGCCAGTTGAACTTTTGGAGCCGCTTGATGTCCTTGTCCATTTGCTCCTCCTGTGGCTGCTCATCAGGCCCGGCGCGCCACCGCCGGACGACCGGCCCACAAGGGCCGGTTTCGCGCTAGGACAAGGTCTCCTTGAGGGTCTTGCCCACTTTGAGGACCACGGCCCGCTTGGCCGGGATCTGCACGACATCGCCCGTGCTGGGATTGCGGCCCTCACGGGCGGCGTGATCCTTGACGGCCAATTTGCCGATGCCGGGCAGGGGCACCTCGTGGCCCGCCGCCAGCTCGGCCGCGGCCACGCGGCCCAGACAATCCAGGATGTTCTCGATCATGGTCCGGGTCGCCCCGGACCCGAAGACCCTTTTGGCCTCGTTGTCCACAGCCGCGATCAGTTCTGCCTTGGTCATGATGCGTCTCCTTGTCTTTCGGCTTGCGCCGGTTATCTCGTCCACATGGCGCGGTAGCCGTCCCAGAAGCGCCGCAGTTCGTCCGGGGCGAACTCCTCCCGCGCCACAGAACAGAAAGTTACAGCAGCAAAGTAGAGGCATCTAACCAGGACGGCGGCAGGAAACAAAAGCGCGGTGCAGGTCAAGATGATGGACCCCAGAAGCGCCGTGCCGATGTGTTTGAGCATCTTCATGATTCCCTCTCTAGCCCTGCAGCTCGGCCGCCTGGGCCTGCTCTTCCAGGTTCTTGGCCTCATCCATCATGTCGCGCGGGAGCAGCCTGTCTGCCCGCATCCGCTGGAGGAACTTCCCCATCTTTTTGATGAGGGCCTGCTGCTTGAGACAGCGGGCTTCCACCTCTTGCAGGGCCCGCAGCGCGCCGCGATCCTCACCCATGACGCTTCTCCTTCAACTCGTAGCCCCAGGTCTCCTTGCTCTTCCGCTCCGTGCCGATGGCGGCCAGGCGCTCGTCGGTCCAGCCCGCGACCTTGTCCCAGTTGACCGACTCCGTGACCTGTATGCCGTCGGTCCAGCCCAGGCGCTTGAGCAGCTCCACGGTGACGACCTTGGCCTTGCGCACCACGCGGGTCACGCCGTGGAGCAGGGCGCCCGGCCCCAGGTCCACGCGGTCGCGGTCCCCGAAGATCTCGCCCTGGTGCTTTTGGCAGTGCCGCTCCAGCTCACGCTCGAACGCCTCCAGATCGGCCTTGGCCGCCTGTACGGCCGGGGCGAATTGGGCGCGGACCTTTTCCAGGGCCTCGTTGGCGTCCTGGGTCTTGAGGCGCAGGCTCTCCGTGGCGCTGGCCACGTCGCGCAGCAAGGCCTCGGCTTTTTGCTTCGCGTCCATCTAGGCCTCCGCGCTCATGCGCAGGTTGAGCTGCACCTCGTCCAGGATGCGGGGCAGCGTGGACTTGCGCAGCTTGGATTCCAGGGCCAGCATTTTGAGCGCCCGGGCCCGGACCGTCTTGCAGTAGTCGTTCAGCTCGCTCCCGGCGCTGGCTAGGTAGTAGCCGCCGCCCTCCACGTCCGCGATGGAGCAGATGGGCGTGCCCTCCTCGCGCAGGTCCGTGATGAGCTTGCGCAGGGGCCGGGTGTTGTTGATCTTGTGCTTGTACGGCCTGCCGTAGACCCGCTCGAATAACTCGCCCATGCCGATGGCCCGGCCCCGGCCCACGTGCAGGGTGAGTTCCTTGAGCAGCAGCTCGCGTTTCTTGGCGTGTTCTTCGTTCATGTCCGTCTCCTTTCCGGCGGTCAGACCTGCCGGATCACGTCGCCGGTGACCTGGGGCACGCCCAGCTCGGCGGCCAAGTTGAGGGCCGCAGTCATGGTGTTGCCCACGGCCAGGGGGTAGCAAAGGGACCGCGTCTCCCGGACGCGGTTGCGGACCACGGGGCCGGTGAGCCGCGCGCGCAGGGCCTCCACGCCCTCGTCGGTGATGACGCCCGCCATGTCCTTGACCCCGGCCCGCGTGAGCTTGTGCTCCAGGTAGGCGCGCAGCTCCTCACCCAAGGGCCGCAACTCCAGGACCTCGCAGCGCTGCACGACCTCGCGCACCTGGTAGTTGCCCTGGGCCAGCTTGTGGCGCAGCTCGGGCTGGCCGATGAGGATGATGGAGAGCAGGCGCCGGAAACCATCCTCCAGCTCGTAGAATCTTTTCAGATGCTTGAGCGTGGCGATAGGCAACCCGTGGGCCTCCTCAATGACCAGACAGTGAGCCTGGCCGGTGCGCGACGAGTCACGGAGGACCTTGTGGACCTGCCGGAACCGGGCCTCCGCGCTGGAGGCGCTGGTCTCGCCCGGGGCCACCACGTCCATGATTGCCTCGGCGATGTGCAGGCTGCGCAGCCGCTTGCCACGCTCCTCGCTGTCCTCCATGCCGAGCACGTAGGGCTCGATGATCCGCACGTTGGGCGAATCCTTGTCCACGCGCTCGATGAGGTCGCGGCGCAGGGTGGACTTGCCGGAGCCGGACTCGCCCACCAGGGCCATGAATCCGCCGCTGCGGGCCACATGGAACATGGCCTCGCGGATGTAGCGGATCTCGGCCGTCAGGAACACGTCCTCCGGGCCCTGCAGGTCGGCGTTGAACGGGTCCTGGAACAGCCGGAAATGCTTCTTGGTCTGGGCCAGCAGCGTCTGCCTGCTCAACAGCATGATCTCCTCCTGGGGTTCGGTATGCTCGTTATCGCCGTCGCTCTCGAACAGATCCTTGAGGCAGTCCTTGCCGACCTTGCGCTCACGCAGGAACGCCAGGATCTTCTCCTCCAGGTTCTTGCGCTCGGTGCGCAGGGGCCAGTTGTTGTGGAGCACGATCCTGCAGGCCGTGGGCTCGGACACGCCGATGGCCCTGCCCAACGCGGCCTGGCTGATCCCGTGCTTGGCGAGGCAATCCTTGAGACGGTGCAACATCTAGAGCCCTCCTTGTGCGGCCAGACGCAGCGGCACGGCCTTGGCCTGGGCCGGGCCGGTGAGCTGGGCCGCGATGTCGTCCACGGCGTCGGCAGGCACGCCGTCGGGGTAGCGTTGGGTGAGCCAGGCGTAGGATTCGGCCGTCCAGGCCGCGCCCACGCGGGACTTGATCTGTTGGGCCGCCTCCACGTGGGAGAGCGGCGGGATCTCGCGGCGCGAGGCGTCCAGGCCCAGGTCCTGGCCGCGGCGCGGGATGTAGGCCGGGGCTTCGCGCAGGTCGGCCATCACGTCCAGGCCGTAGGGGGCCTCGCCGCTCTGCCGCCCGGCCACGGCCCCGGCGGCTTCGATTTCCTTGAGATTGCGGTCGGCCACGGTGTCCGGCAAGGCCTTGTGCTCCTGGCCGATGACCGGGGAGCCCGCGCGGAACCCTGCCTCGTTGATCTCCACCGGCTCCACGGTCCAGATCGCCTCGTCCCCGCGCTCGTCCGTGGTGATGACGTCGCAGGCCGGGGCACGGTAGGGGTTGACCACCACAGTGACCTTCATTTTGGGCACCAGGCCCGGCACGTAGCGCAGGTCGTAGGTGTTGCGCCCGTGGCGCTTGGTGGCGTGGGCGATGGTCATGTCGGGCCGCACAGTGGCTTCCACCGGCTTGGTGGTCACCAGATCGCGGCACAGCTCCATGTCCGGGGCCAGGCGCAGCTGCTCCTCGGTGATGGAGAGCCAGACCGCGTTGCGGGTCTTGCCGGTGCGGCCGTGCACGGCCCAGGCGTTGTAGTGCATGCGCCATTTGTCCGCAGCCGCCTGGAGCTGCTCCAGGGTCTCGATCCGCAGATAGGCCAGCCGGCCCTCAAAAAGCGTCTCCACCAGGTTCTGCGCCTGCTCCACCTGGCCCTTGGCGCGGGAATTTCCGGGCGTGTGCACCAGGTGCCGGACGCCCAGGCGGTCCAGAAGGTTGAGGAACAGGTGGGAGGTGTTGGCGCTGCCAGCGTCCATGAGCAGATGGAAGGGCACGCCATTCAAGGGGTCGTCCTGGCCACGCTTCTGAATGGCCTGCAGGAAGGTTTCGGTGAGGTTTTCGCTGGTCTCGCCAGCGGCCTGGACATAGCGCAAGTAGAAGGCCCCGGAGTAGTGGTCCGTGACCACGTAGCGCCACACGCGCTCTTTCTCCACCCGGGCCAAGTTGGCGGGCTTGTTCTTGTAGAACACGCCCTCGGGCATGACCTGGACGCCCTGCTTGGGCAGGTAGAAGAGCACGCACAGGCTCGCGTCCACCTCCCAGGCGTGATTGGGGTGCAGGCTCTGCATGCGCGCGCAGGGCTTGCCCGCGGCCAGCATGGCCGGGTGGCAACCGAAGCGTCGCATGGCCCGCGACAGCGTGGAGGCCGAGGCGGGCAGGATCACCTCGCCGGTGTCCGGCTGCACCATGCCGCAGCCGTTGTCGCGCAGGATGTCCAAGGTCGTGGTCAGGGGCAGGGTCTTTTTGCCGGTCTGCCTGCGCGCGCCCTGGACCAGGGCCGCGGCCTGCTTGGCAACCTCCTGGGTGACCAGGCTCCGGCCCCGGTCCGCACGGCGCTTGCGGCCCGAGGAGTAGCCCACCTCGGCGAGGCGGCGGTACACGGCCTGACGGCTCATGCGCAGGGTCCGGGCCGCGCCGTCCACCAGGGACGGGCGGGCGCCGGGTGGGGCCTGGGCCAGCCGTCCGGCCAGGGCGCGCAGGAGATCCAGCTCGCCGAGGGCCGCGTTCATGCCTGGGCCTCCGCCACCGGGGAGGCCTTGGCCGTCTCGCGCATCCAGGTGGGCAGCACAATCTCGGCCATGTCTGCCTGGATGCCGTTCTCCTGGAGCGCGTACTGGATCTGCTGGCACAGCCACGAGGCCGTGGCGTCCGCGTGCTGCTGGGTGTAGATGCTCACCTCGGCGCCCTTGATGTCCGCCAGCTGGCGGCAGAACTCGTTCACCGCGGCCTGCACCCCGATGACCGCCTCGGCGAGTTTCATGGCCGCCTGCTCTTCCTGCTCCAACCGGAGCTTCTGCCGCTTGTTCTCGGGCAGGCTGCGGAGCTTCTCCAGCTTCACGGTCAGGCCGTCCAGCTTCTCGGACTTGTCCTTGAGCAGCTTGTCCAGGGCGTCCTTGTCGGCCTTGAGTTCGTCGGACTCCTTTTTGGCCGCCTCGCGCTCGGCCGCCCGGGCCGCGGCGAAGTCCTGGAGGATGTCGAGCACCTGCTCCTTGGACTCGCTGGCCAGGGCCTGCTTGATCACTTCCTGCTCGGCCGCGGGAAGGGCCTTGAGCGCGGCGTAGTCCTTGGCCCGGAAGCCGACGGATTCGGCCGCCTCGTAGAGGTCGGAACCGAGGGTGTGAAGGTTGCTCACCAGGTCGCGGACGTAGCGGCCGGTCTTGCCCAGGAAGACCTCACAGAACTCGTCGAAATCGGAAATGTATTTCCGTTTTCCGTCCTGGTCGTTGTAGGGCAACCCCTTGTATTTCTTGCCCTGGCGCACCTGCTGGGCAAACTGCGCGGCGGAAATATTTCCGATTCTGGCGAAGAACGCCGAGGCCTCGATCCGCCCCAGGGCCTTGAAGACGTCGGCCGAATCCATGATGGCCTGATCCATGAGCGCGGCCGTGCCCTGCATCTGGGTCAGCTCGGCCCCGCGCTCTTCCGTGATCTCGGGAACGGCCGGTGCCTCCGGCTCGGCAGGCTCTGTCTGCACGGCCTTGGCCTTGCCCTTGCCGCGCTTGGGGTCCCAGGGCAGGCGCACACTGGACACGTCAGGGCCGAGCCAGCTCACCATCGTGTGTCGCGTGTGCAGGGCGGATTCGCCCGGCTCGGCCCAGCCAGCTGCCGCACACGCGATGCTGGCCAGGGCCTCGTCCGTGAGTTCGCGCCCTGCGGCCTCGGCCAGTTCCAGGGCGATCTTCACGGAGGAGTAGCCTCGATTCAGGAGTTCTCCTCGCACGTCCTCGTCCGGGCCGGCCGTGTTCCCCAGGGCCTCCTGGAACGCGCCGCATTCGAGTATGGACTGCGCCCTCTCGATGTCGACTTTCATTGGGTCTCCCTTCCTGTTTTCAGTCCATCGCCCCGGCGGCGATGCGGCTGGTGGTTTCGCGGATGCGGGCCAGGGTGCCGTCCACATGCTCGGCATGGGCCTGGGCGATCTGGAGCAGGGCCACGGAGTGGGCCCAGCGTCCCGTGGGCAGCTGGGCCACAAAGCCCTCCTCGGCCAGCACGGCCAGGGCCCGGGTGATGTTGACGGCGCTCTCGCCCAGGCCCCGGGCCAGCTCCTTGTTGGAGAGCCCGTCCAGGCTGTGGCCCTTGAGGGCCTTGAGCACGCGCAGCGCGAGGATGGCCGAGGAACCCGATCCCTTGCGTCTGGTCACGGCCGCACCTCCTGGGCCCGGGCGTTGAGCACGGACTACTTGATGAAGTCGCCCAGGGTCTCGCCGGGCCGCAGCACGGCCTGGCCGATCAGGCGGCGGCCGGTCCAGACCTGCACCACTCGCTGGCCGCCCTGGCCCGGGTCCACCTGCCTCGCGGTCACGCGCAGGGGGGTCATTTCTGGACCTCCAGTGGGGGATAGTGGACGTCGAAACCAACATCTTCCGGCCGGGAAATCTCGACGGTGATGTCCCTGCCGCGCCCGTCGTCCAGCACTGCATCGGTTTCGAAGTGGACACTGACGTCGAATTCGTCAGGATCGACATCCGCCACTATGTCCCATGCGTCCTTTGCGCTCTTGGCCTCCACGGTCGCGACGAACCCGATGCTTTTGGTCACGTTCACCTTGAATCTTGGCATTATGCAGCCCTCCTGGCCTTGGTGTTGGAAGCCCCGAGGTATGCGACTGGACAGCCGCATCTCCTGAACCACTGGTGGATGCGCGCGGAGCGCAATTTGCCATTCAAGAATCTGGAGATGGCCGTGGAACTGACCCGGTTGGCCACCGCCACGTCCTTGACCCGCAGGCCACGCAAGATCATCCATGCCCGGATCTGTCGCTCGTTCATTTGCTGCCGATCCTTTCAAACAGAGCCTTCTTGAGCGCCGCGCGCTGGCGGTCCTCGGCCGTGAGTTTGCCCAGCTCGTAGAGCGGGGCCTCCTCGGCCGTGAGCACCACGAGCCCGGCGGCCTCCACCGCGGCCCGGATCACGCCCGCGTCGCCCGTGACCACGGCCAGGGCCGCGGCGTATTCCAGGGGTACGGGCCTGTCGGTTTTTTCGGGGGCGGCCCAATTGTTCACGGTATGGACGCCGATTTTATCCCCCGTGAGCCGGGACAGCTCGTCGGCCACGGTTTCACGCGACAGGCCGCACTGCCGCAGCGCTTGCCGCAGAGTGTCCTTGACGGCCTCTTTTGCACGGAGGGAGCCAGCTCTACGTTTTTGCGAGGGGAGTTCAGACAGGGGAAGGGTCAGTTGGACCATTCCGGGGTCTGTTTTTTGCGGAGTCTTTGACATTGCACCCCCAGCCTTTTGCGGCTAAAAACGGGGTAACGAGGTTATTTTCGTAACCCGACGCCTGTGATTTACGTTTTAACTTAACTAGTGTCAAGCATGGGCGAAACTTTTTTAGAGAAAGTCGAAACAATGCCGAACCGGGCGCTCCCTTTTGAAGAAATTCTTGAGCAGATGATCGCCATCGCCGGGGTTAAAAACCAATCCGAACTGGCGCGGGAGCTAGGCGTGACACCTGCGAGCATATCCGACGCCAAGCGCCGCGGACAAATTCCGCTAGCCTGGATAGAAAAGCTCGCGCGTAAAAAAAATGTAAGTATGGACGTAATGCTTGGCAGGGCCCAGGCGGGGCCGACTGTTCAACGCCAAGAGTCTGATCTGCTTATGGTGCCCAAGGTCACTGCCCGGTTGTCTGCTGGCAGCGGCTCGTTTGAGACGGATGCAGAGGTGAAGGGTCTCTACGCCTTTCGCTCTGAATGGCTCCACGCGAAAGGAAATCCCAAACACATGGTGCTCATGGAAGTAAGCGGTGATTCTATGGAGCCGCTACTCGCCAACGGTGACACGGTTTTGATCAACCGGGACCAGCGGGACATTCTTGCTGGAAAGATTTACGCGGTGGGCATTGAGGATACTGTTGTGGTCAAGCAGGTGGACAAGGAGCCCGGCAAGCTCATCCTGCGAAGTTTCAACCCTCGCTATCAGCCGATGGAGGTGCCGATGACCGGGGACATGCTCGGGGTGGTGCGCGTCATCGGCAGGGTCATCTGGTGGTGCCACGAGGCGTTGTAGGAGGGGCGGGCTATGAATTGGATGTATCCAGCGGTGGCAGGCGGTGTCGGCGCGGTCTTTTTCGGGATCGCTCTCGCGGACATTCTGACGAATTGGGAGCGATACCGCCTGAAGATGCAGGCAAAGGGCTCCAACTTGTCACGGCCTATGGCCGCGACGCTCGCGGGAGTCATGTTCGCGGCGTCTTTGTTCGCTCTGCACGTCGCCTGGACAAGCTACAGAGAAAAGCACCCGGCTGTTCCGAAGAGCCCGGCGGCGGCAAAGCAATATGTCGTTGGAACGTGGGTTTTCACAGCGCCGCTCACTTTGGAAATGCCCCACGTTGTCTCTTGGCAGCGCTGGATTATACGGGATGACGGGACCGTGGACATCTTTGAGACTCCCCCGGCCAGCGACTCATGGGGCAAGCCGGTAACGCGCCAATACGAGATAGCCACAGCGAAATATCGGGACACCGGGGAACGGTTTTATTGCGTCAAGATTTCGGGATCGCCCTTGTACGCCACCATTTTGGAGGATGGCTCTCTGGTGGTGCAGGGGCAGGACAAGGTTTGGGCCGTCCTGGAGCGAGGCGACCGCAACCCGTTCTCGAAGTAGCTTCACCGCACTCCCTCTTCCCCCGGGCCGCGCCGCGGCCCGGGGGCCGTTCTACCCCCTCTGCCCGTCCGCAGCTTTTAACGCGCGTTAAACGACTCCTCCGCAGGCCCGGCCTATAGTCGGGCCTGCTTCGGTTGTTGCCCTCCTGGTCCTGGGCCGGAAGCGCTCCCAGCATGGCGCTTCCGGCCGCCCAGGGCGGGCCGCCCCGAACAAGGAGGAGATCATGCCCATCGACCGCCGCCCGTTTATTGAGCGCCACCGCTACTGGATACTCTTCGCCGTCACCGCGTTGCTGCTGCTGGTTTTGGTGACCCTGGCCCCGCAGCAGATGCCCCTGGTTCCCTACAAACTGGTTCTCCCGATGATCGGGGCCCTGGATTTTTTGTGGCTCGACCATGCGATCTGGCCGTTTGCCCAGCCCGAGGGCTACTTGGCCCAGGCCTACGCCACGGCCACGGGCAATGGCCCGGATGGAGAGCCCGACTACAAAATCGCAGAGGGCTACATGCTCGCGTTCCTGGTGGCCTGCCTGCGTCAGGCCGTTTTGGTCTGCATCGGGGCCCTGGCCGTGAGCCTGGGGCTGTGACCATGTCCCGCGATTCCCGCCTCGCCACCCTGATAGCCCTTGCCGTGACGTTCGCCGTCGCGGCCCTGCTGTTGCTGGCCGCCCTGGTCTTCATCCCTGCGGAGGAGGCCAGGGCCGCCAGTTCGCCGCCCCGCGCCATGCAGGCGTACCGCTCCCTCATCATCCGCGCGGCCCGGTCCTCGGCTTGGGGCATGGCCGCGCCCGTGGCCGTGCTGGCCGCGCAAATCCATCAGGAGTCCCGGGGCGACGAGCGCGCCAGGTCCCCGGTGGGCGCGATGGGCCTGTGCCAGATCATGCCCTCCACAGCCGCCTGGCTGGCCGAGACGCATCCCGAGCTGGGGCGTCCCGACTCCCTGAATCCGGCCTGGGCCGTGCGCGCCATGTGCGCCTACGACCGCTGGATCTGGGAGCGCGTCCGGGGCGCGGCGTCCGGGTGCGACCGCTGGGCCATGACCCTCTCGGCCTACAACGGCGGCTTGGGTTGGGTGGTTAAAAAGCGCGCCGCAGCCGCGCGCCTGGGCCTGGAGCCCGGGGCCTGGTGGGACCAGGTGGAAGCTGTGGAGGTTGGCCGAGCCACGGCCAACGAGCGCGAAAACCGCGGCTATTCGCGGCTCATCCTGCTGCGGCATCAATCCCTGTACCGCGCCTGGGGTCCGGGCGTGGCTTGCGAGGTGCGGCCATGAGCCTGCTGACCACCGGCATTAAGACGTTTTTTGGTAGTGCGAGCCCCGCCACATGGCTGGCCATCGCCCTGGCGGTGCTCCTGGCCCTGGGGGCCGCGACGTGGCGCGGGTACGCATGGGGCCACGGCGTGGCCGAAACCGAGGGCCGGGCCGAGCTGGCCGAGTACCGCGCCCAGGTGTCCGAGGCCAACGCGCTGGCCCAGGACACGGCGCGCCGCGTCCTGGACACGGAGATCGTGCGCCGGGACGGCCTGGAGCGGGATCTGGGCGCGGCCTTGAAAACCGTCGCGGCCCAGCGCCGCGAGATCACCAAATGGAGGATGGCCGATGCGGCTCGTGATGTGTCTTTTGCTGGTGGCGGTGTGCTGCTGGGGCCTGATTGGCTGTGCCTGTACAACGCGGCCCTCGGCCTCGGCGACGGTCAGTGTCTGCCCAGGGCCGCCTCCGGTCCTGACGGAGACGCCGGACGAGCCGGAGCCCCTGACGCCGGGGTACTTCGAGCGAGCCGGGGAGTGACCCCGGCGGACGTCCTGGCTCACGCCCGCGACGTGGGCCGCTACATGATGGAGCTGCGCGCCCGTTACCTGGCGCTCATCGCCTGGGCCGACGGCCTGCCGCGCACCCAGACCGCCACCGAAGGGAGGTAGGCCGTGCTGGAAATTCCCTGGGACAAACTCGTCAACGTCGCCTCGCTCCTGGTGCTCGTGCTCCAGGGCGTCATGGCCTGGGTGGTCTGGAGCCTGCGCAAGCAGTTCATGACCCGCGAATCCTGCGACGGCAGGTGCGGGCAGGTCGAGGAGCGCCAGTCCAAGGCGGACTCCCGCATGACGGAGATGGAGGCCGCTCAGCGGTCCATGCCCACGGCCAAGGACATCAACAGCCTCAACGGCAAGCTGGGGGGCATCGAGGGGGAGATCAAGGCCCTGCTCGCCACGGTGCGCGGCCAGGCCGACACCATGCGGCGCATCGAGCACCCCCTGAACCTGCTCTTGGAGCATCACCTGAACGGGGAACGCAAATGAGCTTCGCCGAGCTGCTCGCCGAGGACCGCCGCTTGAGCCTCCTGCGCCTGCTTGCCGAGGCCCCGGCCACGTCCGCCAACACCTACGTGCTGCACACCGCGCTCCAGGCCGTGGGCCACGCCTGCTCCGGGGCCCAGGTGGAAACCGACGCGGCCTGGCTGGCCGAGCAGGGCCTCGTCACCGTGGAGGACTTGGGTCAGGTCCGGGTGGTCCACCTCACGGCTCGCGGTGATGACGTGGCCGCGGGCCGGGCCGTGGTGCCGGGCGTCAAGCGGCCCGTGCCGGGGGTGTAGCCATGCCCCGCCAGTCCACGGTCAAGCGCCTGCCCCCGGAGATCCGCGAGGTCATCGGCGCGCTCCTGGACCAGGGCCGCACCCTGGACGAGATACTGACCAAGCTTCGGGAGCTGGGCGTGGACAACGTGTCCCGCTCGGCCCTGGGCCGCTACAGCAAGGACCTGGCCAAGGTGTCCGAGCGCATCCGGCGTGGCCGCGAGGTGGCCGAGGCCCTGGTGCGCAAGCTGGGCGACGCCCCGGAATCCAAGATCACGCGCATGAACGTGGAGCTGGTGCATAGTGTCATCACGGACCTGACGATGGCCGCCCTGGAGGCCGAGGGCGAGGATGCCGAGGGGGGCGACGCCAAGGCCACCAAGCTCACGACCCTGAATCCGATGGGGGCCATGCTCCTGGCCAAGGGCCTGGACCACCTGGCCAAGGCCAGCAAGGCGGACGCGGACCTGGTCAACAAGTTGCGCGAGCAGGCCCGCAAGGAGGCCGAAGCCAAGGTGGATGAGGCCGTCGCCGAGGCGGGCGAAGTGGCCAAGCGCGACAAGCTGTCACCCCAGGAAGTCCTGGCGTTGCTCAAGAAAATTTACCGGGGCGAGGCGTGAGCGGCATTCTCCTGCCCTATCAGCGCCGCTGGGTGGACGATGCGAGCCGGTTCAAGATCGGCATGTTCGCCCGCCAGACCGGCAAGACGTTCTCCACGACCTATGAGATCGCCGAGGACGCGATGGAGCACGACGTGCTCGGCGGCAGGACGCGTTGGGTCATCCTTTCCCGTGGCGAGCGCCAGGCCAAAGAGGCGATGGACGAGGGGCTCAAGCTGCACCTCAAGGCGATGGGCGCGGCCTTCGAGTTTCTGGAGGAGGATTCCGGCTATCGCTTCGAGGACGGCACGCGCATCAAGGCCCTGGAGGTGATCCTGGGGCACGGATCGCGGATCACGGCGCTTCCGGCCAACCCGGACACCGCGCGTGGCTTTTCGGCCAACGTCTTCCTGGACGAGTTCGCCTTCCATGCCGACTCGCGCAAAATCTGGAGCGCCCTGTTCCCGGTGATCTCCAAGCCGGGGCTCAAGCTGCGCATCGTGTCCACGCCCAATGGCAAAGGCAACAAGTTTTTCGACTTGATGACCGGCAAGGACAAGGTCTGGAGTCGGCACATTGTGGACATCCACCAGGCCGTGGCCGAAGGCCTGGAGCGTGACGTCGAGGAGTTGCGCGCCGGCTGCGACGACGAGGACGCCTGGGACCAGGAGTACGAGCTGAAATGGCTGGACGAGGCCTCGGCCTGGCTGCCCTTCGAGCTGATCAACTCCTGCGAGCACGAGCGCGCCGGGATTCCCGACGCCTACCAGGGCGCGCCCTGCTTCATTGGCGTGGACATCGGGCGGCGCAAGGACCTGTTCATTATCTGGGTGCTTGAGGCCATCGGCGACGTGCTCTGGACCCGGGAGGTCGTCGTAGGCAAGGGGATCACCTTCGCGGCCCAGGACGCCCTGCTGGACGACGTGTTCGCGCGCTACTGCGTGATCCGCTGCTGCATGGACCAGACAGGCATGGGCGAGAAGCCGGTTGAGGACGCCAAGGGCCGCCACGGAAGCCTGCGCGTGGAGGGTGTGCTTTTCACGGGCCCGAACAAGCTGACGCTGGCGACCCGGGGCAAGGAGGCCTTTGAGGACCGCGAGGTCCGCATTCCGTCCGGGGACCCCGAGCTGCGGGCCGATCTGCACAAGCTCAAGAAGGTGTCCGGGCCGACCGGAGCGCCGCGGTTCGTGGCCGATTCGGACAGCGCCGGGCACGCGGACCGCGCCTGGGCACTGTTCCTGGCCCTGAACGCGGCGCAGCACTCCGTGACGCCCATCGAGTTCGCCACCACCGACAAGCCCCGCGCCGGGTACCAGATCAACGACTACCTGCCGGAGTAAGCCATGCAAAAGGATCTGCGTCTTGAAATCGCCACCGTGGAGCGGGACATCACCTTCCCGGCTTTCGGCGGCGTGCTGCGCGTCACCGACGACACCCTGCTTTCCCGGGGCGGGGCCCTTGGCCTCAAGCTCTATGACGACATCGAGCGGGATTGCCTGGCCTATGGCCTGATCACGAAGCGCAAGCTGGCGGTCATCGCCCGGTCCTGGGAGGTGGTCCCCGGCGGCGAGTCGCGCAAGGACAAGAAAGCGGCCGACATGGCCGCCGCTATGCTCAAAGCCCTGGACTTCGACCGGCTCACCGAGGACCTCCTGGACGCTGTGCTCAAGGGCTTCGCCGTGGGCGAGATCATCTGGGCCTCTGACGGGTCCACCATCTACCCCGAGGCGGTCAAGCCCAAGGACCAGCGGCGCTTCACCTTCGGCGAGGACTACGCCCTGCGCCTGCTCACGCCCTCGGACTTCGTCTTCGGCATGCCCGTGCCCGAGCGCAAGTTCATCGTGCACACCTTCGGCTCCAAGGACGGCAGCCCCCGCGGCCTGGGCCTGGGCTCCCGGCTGTTCTGGCCGGTGTTCTTCAAGCGCCAGGGAATCCGTTTCTGGCTCACCTTCATCGACAAGTATGGCAGCCCCACGGCCGTGGGCAAATACCCCACAAACACCTCCCAGGAGGACAAATCCAGGCTCCTGCAGGCCTTGGACGCCATCTCCCGTGAGGCGGGCGTGGTCATCCCCGAGGGCCTGGCCATCGAGCTGCTTGAGGCCAAGCGCCAGGGAATCGGGACGCACGAGCAGCTCTGCCGTTACATGGACGAGCAGATCTCCTTCGCCATCCTGGGTGACGCGCCCGGGGCCAAGGACTCCGGCGGGGCCCTGGCCAGCGCGGCCATCCTGCGCAACGAGGTGCGTCTGGAGCTGGTCCAGGCCGACGCGGACATGCTCTCCGCCACCCTGAACAAGACCCTGCTCGCCTGGATCACGGAGCTGAACGTGCCTGGGGCCGTGCCGCCCCAGGTCTGGCGCGACGCCAAGCCTTCCGAGGATCTCAAGACCCGCTCCGAGCGGGATAAGAACCTCGTCGAGGTCGGATACCGCCCGACCTTGGAGCACATCACCGAGGCCTACGGCGGCGAATGGGAGCCGGTTCCCGCGTCCGCGCCCGCCGCGCACCCGGTGGAGCCCGGGCAGGAGTTCGCCGAGGGGCGGTTCCCGGACCAGGAAGCCCTGGACCGGGCCGCCGATGGCCTGCCCGCCGCCCGGCTGGACCAGGACATGACCGCCATGCTGGAGCCCGTGTTCGAGGCCCTGCGCCGTGGCGACGCCGCCGAGGCCCAGAGCCTCCTGGCCGACGCCTACCCCGGGCTGGACGCCAAGGGCCTGGAGGACCTGCTGGCCCGGGCCCTGTTCGTCTCCGAGCTGTGGGGGCGGCTCAATGCCGGACGTTGACCTGTCCTACGCCATCGGCCTGCCGCCCAAGGAGGCCGTGGCCTACTTCGAAGCCAAGGGCTACGCCCTGTCCTTCGACTGGCGCGAAGTCTGGCAGGAGGCCCACGCCCGGGCCTTCACCGTGGCCGGGGTGACCAAGCTCGACGTGCTCAAGGACATCCGGACGACGATGAGCGACGCGCTCAAGCAGGGCCGGACCCTGTCCCAGTTCCGGCAGGATCTGGAGCCGACGCTTCGGCGCAAGGGCTGGCTGGGCCGCGGCCAGATCGTGGACCAGGCCACGGGCGAGGTGGGCAAACGCCTGGCCCCATATCGGCTGGAGACCATCTACCGGACCAATATGCAGACGGCCTACATGGCCGGGCGCTGGAAGCAGTTCAAGGCCAACGCCTCCACCCGGCCCTACTGGCGCTATGTCGCGGTCATGGACGCCCGCACCCGGCCCGAGCATGCGGCGCTTAACGGCCTGGTCTTTCCCCACGACGACCCCTTCTGGTCCTCCTACTGGCCACCCAACGGCTGGCGCTGCCGGTGCCGGGTGGAGGCCCTGGACCGCGAGGATCTGCGCGCCGAGGGGGTCGAGCCTGGGACCAGCTCCAGCCGGATCTCCGAGGTGAGCGTGCCCTCGGGCCGCGAGCCCGGGGCTCCGCGCGTGGCCGTGGCTCGCTTCGAGGCCAGGCCGGGGTTCTTCGTCTCCCCGGACCCGGGCTGGTCCTACAACCCGGGCCGGGCGGCCTGGCCCGAGCTGCAGGAGTTGACCGCCCGCAAGATGGCCGCAGCGCCGTGGGAGTTCTCCGCGGCCCTGGCCAGGGAACAGGCGGCCGGGCCGGGGTTCGCTCGGTTCTACGCGCGGCCCGAGGGCCGCTGGCCCATCGCGGTACTGCCGGGCGAGGATGCGCGGCTCATCGGAACCGACTCGACCGTCGTGCTGCTTTCCGAGGACACCGCGCGGAAGCAGAAGCTGCACCATTCAAAGATGAACGCGGCGGACTATGTCCTGGTCCAGGACGCCATAGATCGCGGCGAGCGCATCCGCCAGGGCCCCAGGAAGCTGGCGTATGTGCTGGACGACGCGGAGGGCGGCGTCGCCGTGGTCAAGGCGACGAAGACCGGCGTGGAGGTGTATCTCGTGAGTTCATGGAAGTTTGGCGGGGACGCGAAAGAGAGGGCGCGCGAACTGGCCAGGCTGCGCAGGAAGGCCCTCGAATGAGCAAGAGCCCGACCGTCCCCGGCCAGGCTCTTGTTTCTGCGGGCGGCGGGGCCTCCCATCCGCTTGCGCGGGAACCCCGCATGGCGCTCCGGCGTCGCCGCCGTGCTACGGCAGGGAGAGTATCACCGTGTCGCGCCAGCTTGATCACCATATAAGGGGGAGGCCGAGGCAAGTCAAATGGACCCGATCCGGCTCAAAATAGACTCCGACCGCATGGACGAGGCCATGCGCGGCCTAATCTCGGCCGGGCGCGACGCCTCCCCGCTCATGCGGGCCATCGCGGGCGACATGCACGCCGCCGTGGAGACCAACTTCCGGCTGGAGGGCCGTCCTCCCTGGGCCGGGCTCGCGCCGTCCACCCAGGCGGCCCGGGCCGCCAAGGGATTTTGGCCCGGCAAGATCCTCCAGCGCACCGGCCCGCTGGCCGCGGCCATCAGCGAGGACTACGACGCCACCAGCGCCGTGGTCGGCACCAAACTGGCTTACGCCGCAGCCCACCAGCTCGGGGCCAGGACCAAGGCGCACCGCATCGCGCCGCGCCACAAGAAGGCCCTGGCCTTCGGCGGCCGGGTGGTCAAGAGCGTGATGCACCCGGGCTCGGACATCCCGGCCCGGCCCTTCCTCTTCCTGGACGACTCGGACGAGGACAAGATCGTCGGCCGGGTCACCGCCTATCTCCAGGGCCTCATCTGATCCCGGCGCGGGCAACCCCTGCCTGAACAGCCCCTGACGCGCGAGAGGGCCTTTCTAAAGGCCCGGAAAGGCATTTCTGCGGGCGGCTTCACCCTGCAGAACCAAGCCAGCATATCACACCCCGGAACGCGCATGTTGTAACGCCCGTTAAAAGACGTGTCCGTCCGATGCCGTCAGGGTGGCGGACATGAGCAAGCCCATCCATATCTTCAAGGTCGGCAGACACACGGCCATGAACGGGCGGACCATCCCGTTCAGCGAGGCCGACCTGGCGGCCACGGCCGAGGCTTACGACCCGGCGAAGCACGAGGCCCCGCTGGTGGTCGGCCATCCCACGCTGGACGCTCCGGCCTACGGCTGGGTCAAATCCCTGTTTTTCGCCGAGAGCGGCCTCCAGGCCGTGCCGGACCAGGTGGACGAGGGTTTCGCCGAGCTGGTGGGGGCTGGGAGGTTCAAACACGTCTCGGCCTCGTTCTACGCGCCCGATTCCCCCCGGAATCCCGTGCCCGGCGTCTACTACCTGCGCCATGTGGGGTTCCTCGGAGCCGCCGCCCCGGCGGTCAAGGGACTGCGGCCGGTGAGCTTCGGCCAGGCCGAGGAGGGCGTGCTGGAGTTCGGCGAGGACGGCCGCAAGGCGTCCCGCCTCATGCGCTGGCTGCGCGACTGGCTCATCAGCAAGTTCGGCATGGAGGAGGCCGACAAGGCCCTGCCCGGCTGGATGGTCGAGAATCTCGCGGCCGAGGATCGTGTGCCGTTCGCGGAAGACAACCCGGCGGGAGTCCCCGCCAACAAGGAGGAGACCGTGAAGCCCGAGGAAGCCGCCGCCATCAAGGCGGAGAACGAAGCCCTCAAGAAGCAGAGCGCCGAGTTCGCCGAAGCCCAGAAGAAGCGCGACGCCGAAGAGGCCGAGCGCCTGGCCAAGGAGAACCTGGCGTTCGCCGAGGGCCTGGTCAAGGACGGCCGCCTGTCTCCGGCCCACAAGGCCGTGGTCGCCGCCGCCCTGACCGGCATGGCCGACGCCGCCGCCGTGGAGCTCGGCGAGGGCGACAAGAAGGAGAAGAAGCCCTTGGCCGAGGCCTTCAAGGAGATGCTCGGCCAGCTGCCCCAGATGGTGCGGTTCGGCGAGGTCGCCGGAGGCGTGGGAGCGGGCGCGGACACGGTCAGCTTCGCCGCTCCGCCCGGTTTCTCCGTGGACGCCGACCGGCTGGATACCCACGCCAAGGCCTTGGCCTACCAGGCCAAGAACCCCAACACCGACTACCTGACGGCCGTGAAGGCCGTGGGAGGCAAGTAACATGGGTCAGCAGAACATTTCCGTGCTGGCGCTCACCGTGGTGGCCACCGGCGTCATCACCAAGCACCGGTTCGTCACCGTGGCCGGGGCCCAGGCCGGCGCCGGCGCGAACGCTCTGGGCGTGTCCCAGGAGGCCGCGGGTGTCGGCGACGCCCTGGCCCTGGACGTGCTCGGCACCACCGTGGTGGAGGCCGGAGCCGCCGTGGCCAAGGGCGCGGCCCTGCAGTCGGACGCCAACGGCCGCGCCGTGACCAAGGACGCCGGGGCCGCCACGGCCCGGGCGCTGAACGCGGCCGCCGCCGAGGGTGACCTCATCGAGGCCGTTCTCATCCCCAACTAGAACAAGGAGCAGCGCACATGAATCTGTCCCAGGTCCGGGTCATCGACCCCATCCTGACCACTGTGGCCCAGGGGTACAAAGACCCCGGCTTCGTGGGCATGACCCTGTTCCCGCCCGTTCCGGTGCAGGTCTCCGGCGGCAAGGTGATCGAGTTCGGCAAGGAGGCCTTCATGGCCTACAACACGCGCCGCGCCCCGGGCGGTGCCACCAAGCGCGTGCGGTTCGGGTACGAGGGCAAGCCCTTCAGCCTGGAAGGGCACGACCTGGAGGCCGCCGTGCCCCGGGAGTGGATGCGCGACGCTTCCCGGGCGCCGGGCGTGGACCTGGCCACCCGCGCCATCCGCATGGTCCAGACCGTGCAGGCCCGCTCCCTGGAGATCCAGCAGGCCGGGCTGGCCACGAACCAGGCCAACTACGACTCCAGCCACAAGGTCACTCTGTCCGGCACCTCCAAGTGGTCCGACCCGGCCTCCAACCCCGAGGCCACCATCGAGACCGGCAAGGAGGCCATCCGGTCCTCCTGCGGCATGTACCCCAACGTGCTCGTCCTGGGCCCCACGGTCTTCGCCAAGGCCAAGACCAACCCCGCGCTCAAGGACCGCTTCAAGTACACCAGCAAGGAGTCCATCACGGCCGAGATGCTGGCCAACGCCTTCGACGTCGACAAGGTCGTGGTGGGCAAGGCCGTGCAAGCCACGGACGCCGGGGTCATGTCCGACATCTGGGGCGACGTGGCCGTGCTGGCCTATGTGGCCCCCTCGTCCCTGTCCGCCGAGGAGCCGTCCTACGGCTACACCTACACGATGGAGGGGCACCCGCTCGGGGAGCAGCCCTACTACGACAACAACGCCAAGTCCTGGATCTACGGCGTGGGCTACGAGCGCATCCCGGTGCTCTCGGGCATCACCTCCGGCTACCTGATCCAGGATCTGGTCTAGGAGACGCGTCATGCCCGAGTACATCGTGATGAGCCCCCTGCACCATGACGGCAAGTTCTTCGGCCAGGGCGACGGCGTGGCGATGGAGGCACAGGCCGCCAAGCCGCTCCTGGCCAAGGGCGTGATCGTGGTCCCCAAGGCCGCGGCCAAGACCGAAGCCACGGCCAAGGCCGAGGCCAAGGGGAAGTAGCGCGTGGCCTACGCCAGCCGCGAAGACATGGAAGCCCGGTTCGGTGAGCGCGAGGTCATCGCGCTCACCGACCGCCAGGGCTCCGGGGCCGTGAACGAGGCCGTGCTTTCCGAGGCCCTGGAGGCCGCCGACGACGAGATCAACGGCTACCTCCGGGGCCGCTACGGCCTGCCTCTGCCCACTGTCCCGCGCCTGATCACGCGGCTGGCCTGCGACATCGCCCGCTACCGCCTCTGCGGGGCCGAAGTCACCGAGACCGAGCCCGTGCGCAACCGCTACAAGGACGCGGTCAAGCTCCTGGAGTCCATCGCCGCCGGGAAGATCTCCCTGGGCCTGGACGAGTCCGGAAGCGTCGCCCCCGAGCCCTCCGGCGTCGGGATCTCGACCGGTCCCAGGACGTTCACGGACGAAACCCTGGGGGACTACTCGTGATCGCCGAGATCGAGGACGCCATCATCAACGCGGTCAGGTCCGCGTCCCTGGGCTACCGCCTGGCCGAGGTGGCCAGCTACGGCGGCCAGTACGACGAGGATTTGAGCCAGGTCGTGCGGTCCTTCCCGGCGGTCTGGGTCGTGTTCGGCGGGTCGGCCAAGCCGCAGAAGATGGGACCGGACAAGTGGAAGGTGCCCTGCACCTTCGTGGTCCTGGTGGGATCGCGCAGCGTGGCCAAGGAGGCCGCCACCCGCAAGGGCGACACCGCGGGAAGCCCGGGCACCTACCGGATGCTGGAGGACGTGGCCGGCCTGCTCGTGGGTCAGGATCTCGGCCAGCCCATCGCCGAGTTCGAGCCCGGCGCGGTCAAGACCCTGTTCAGCACGCGGCTCAACGGCCATGCCGTCAGCGTGTTCAGCCAGGAATTCCACACGGCCTACATCCAGAAGGGCCAGGCCCAGCGCGCGGCCGAGGCCGCGCCGGATCTCCAGGCCGTGGGCCTCAACTACCACCTGACGCCCGACGATGGCAAAGCCGACGCCTCGGACCAGGTGACCCTCAACCCGTAGAGGAGACGCGCCATGCTCGTGCAGGCCAGACCCGGCATCAAGGTGCCCAAGGAAACCAAGCCCAGGGAGTTCATCACCGACACCAAGGCCGTGGACGTGCCCGACACCGCCTACTACCGCCGCCGCCTGCGGGACGGCGACCTGGTGGCGGCCGTGGCCACCGGCAAGAAGTCCAAGGGGGACTAGATGGCCAGCAAGAACATCACCTTCGACGCGATCCCGGCCAGCATCCGCAAGCCGGGCAAGTATTTCGAGTTCAACACGGCCCTGGCCGTGCGCACCCTGCCCGCCAATGCGCAGCTCGTGCTCATCGTGGCGCAGCGCCTGGCCGCGGGCAGCGTCCCGGCCCTGACGCCGGTGAACGTGTTCTCGGACGTCCAGGCCGCCGGATACTTCGGCCAGGGCAGCGTGGCCCACCGCATGGTCCGGGCCCTGCTCACCTGCTACGCCTACCTGGACGTCACGGTCGTCGCCGTGGACGACGACGCCGCGGGCGTCGCCGCGGCCGGAACCGTGACCATCACCGGCCCGGCCACCGGGTCCGGCCTGGTCACCCTGCGCGTGGGCGCGGACACGGTCCGGATCGCGGCCGAGTCCGGGGACACGGCCACGGAAATCGTCGCGGCCCTGGCCGCCCAGGTGGCCCAGCAGCCCGACCTGCCGGTCACGGCGTCGGCCGCCGCCGGAGTGCTCACCCTCACGGCCAAGAACCAGGGCGCCCTGGGCAACCAGATCCCGCTCGCCGCGGTCTGCGAGGCCGCCGGGGTCTCGGCCATTGTCGCGGCCATGACGAACGGCGCGGCCGACCCGTCCATCGCCGACGCCTTGGCCGCCGTGTGGTCCTCGGGCCATGACGTCATTGTTACCCCGTACAACGACCAGACCTCGCTGACCGCCCTGCGCACCCACCTGGACAACGTGAGCGGCCCCCTGGAGCAGCGCGGCGCGGTGGGTGTGTACGCCACCACCGGCACCCTGGCCGCGGCCACGACCCTGGCCGGGCTCATCAACTCCGGCCGGATCACCGGCGGCCTGCTGCCCGGGACCAAAAGCCTGCCCTGCGAAGTCGCCGCGGCCTACGCCGCGCGCGTGGCCTTTGAGGAGGACCCGGCCCGGCCGCTGAACACCCTGGCCCTCACCGGCATCGACGTCCCGGCCGTGGAGGACCGGCTGTCGCGCACCGAGCAGGAGAACGCCCTGCGCAACGGCGTCACGCCCCTGGAGGTCGGGCCCGGCGACGTGATCCAGATCGTGCGGGCCATCACCACCTACACCGTGGACCCCCAGGGCATCGAGGACATCTCGCTGCTCGACCTGACCACCATCCGGACCCTGGACTACGTGCGCTACGCCTGCCGCCAGCGCATCAGCCTGCGCTTCCCGCGCGAGAAGCTCTCCGCGCGGACCCCGGCCAAGGTCCGCTCCGAGCTGCTGGACGTGCTCTACAAGCTGGAGGAGCTGGAGATCGTCGAGGAGGTGGAGGCCAACAAGGACGGTCTGATCGTGGAGCGCGACCTCCAGGAACCCAACCGGCTCAACGCCAAGATTCCCTGCGACGTGGTCAACGGCCTGCACGTGTTCGCCGGTCGCATCGACCTGCTCCTGTAACCCGCGAAGGAGAACGCAATGGCTCTGGAAGAATACGCCGGCTCCATCGTCCTGGAAATCGACGGCGTGGAAATCGACGTGGAGTCCCTGGACGAGACCAACCGCACCGGCCGCAAGCTGGTCAAGACCATGAACAAGACCGGCCGGGCCAAGGGGTTCAGCCGGGGCATCGCCGAGTACGAGCTGAAGGCCACGGTGGTCATCCCGCTCACCGGCGATCTGGACTGGGAGAATGTCGAGGGGGCCAAGATCACCATCTATCCCCTCAACGCCCTGGAGCAGCGCACCACCTACCAGGACTGCTTCGTCACCGAGGTGGGCAGCAAGTACACCGTGGACGGCGAGGCCAAGCGTGACCTCTCGATTCAGGCTCTGCGGAAGGTGGGCGAATGAGCGAGCTGCTGCAGAAGCTCAAGGCCGGGCGCTCGGCCGTGGCCCGGGTGAAGCTGGGGGAGGTGGAGCTGGGGCTCGTGGTGCTCACAGAGCAGGACTACCTGGAGTCCGGCTTGGAGAGCCTGGAGGCCATGAAGGCCGCCGGGCACGACGCCGCCAACGTGGCCAACTCCGAATACTTCGAGCAGCTCAAGGCCACGGAGCTGCTCGTCCGGGCCGTGGTGGACCCGGCCACGGGCCAGCGGGTCTTCAAGACCGGCAAGGACCTGCGCGACGCCATCTCCAGGACCGAGAAGGCCTATTTGGTGGAGCGCTACGTGGACCACGAGCGCAACCACAGCCCGGCCGAGTGGAACATGGGCGAGGCCGAATTCGCGGCGCTGCTCGAGGAGGTAAAAAAAACGCCCGAGACGACTCGCTTGAACGATTTCGGTTCCGTTACGCTGAAAAGGCTCGTGCGCTCTTTGGCGTGCCCGCCCTCCAGCTGACGCGCGGGCAGTGGCTGTACGTCCTGGCCCTGGCCCTGGCCGAGGTCGAGGACGTGACCGGAGGGGGCGGCGAGCGCAAGCGCTACCGCTCCCTGCGGCGCAAGAATGGGCGGAAGACGGTGAACAAGGGCGGGGCGCATCGTGGCAAGCGGTGACATGAGGGTCTTCCTGCGGCTCGACTACGACGGGGGCCGCCTCACCTCGGGCCTGAACCAGGCCCAGGGGGCCATGCGCCGCTTCACCAGCTCCGCGCGCACCGGGCTCACGGCCCTGTCCGCGCAGATGAGCCGCCTGCACGCCGCAATCGGCGGCTTCTCCACCATCACCCGCTTGGCCGGGGGCTACTTCGGCATGCAGGGTCTGCGCCAGGTCATGCAGGCCAACCTGGAGTTCGAAAGAACGCTCCTCGAGGCCAAGCAGCTGGCGGGGATGAGCAACTCCCAGGCCGCGCAGATGCGCCGCGACGCCGTCGAGATATCCAAGCTGTACACGGCCTCGCCGCTGGAAACCGCCGGAGCCATGCAAAAGCTCGCCAACGCCGGGATGAAGTTCGAGGCCATCAAGGGAACCATCCAGGAGTCCGCAAGGGCGGCGACAGCGTTCCGCTCCTCGGTCGAGGACATCGCCAACATGGACTTCGATCTGCAGGAGAAGCTCGGGATCGACCCCGCGCGGATCAAGGAAGTCCACAACCTGCTCTACTACCACTCCAAGGCCGGACGGTTCGAAGCCAAGAGCATGAGCCAGTTCGCGCCCGTGTACCTCAACGAGCTGAAACAGTGGGGCATCCGGGGAGTGGAGGGCGCGAATTTCGGCGGCGCGCTCTTGCAGACCCTCCAAAAGGTCGCCCCGGCGTCCGAGCCGGGCGAAACCGTGACCATTCTCAAGCACGGCCTGTCGCATCTGGCTGCCCCCCGCACCAGCAAACACTTGCGGGAAATGGGCATCGACGTGCGCAAGTACGCCCCTGGCGGCAAGTTCGGCAGCGTCGATGATCTGCTGGACCTGGTGGAGACCATGAAGGCCAAGGGCCTGCAGGACACCTTCAAGGCGGGCAAGGTCTTCCATGAGGAGCTGACCCGCAAGTTCTGGCTCCAGCTCATGGAGGACGCCGACGCCATCCGCGCTGGGATGGCCGAGGGCCGCAAGGCCATGCTGGAGGACATGGTCGGCCGCGATGTGGCCGAGATCATGGGCAGCGACTTCGGGAAGGTCCAGAAGAGCATGAACGCCCTGCAGCGCGGCGAGCTGTCCAAGCCCGGGAGCAAGGGCACCTCGGTCATGGCCCGGCTCTTCGAGTACGCCACCGAGCACCCCCTGCAGGCCCTCATGGGCGGCGGCGGCCTGTTCCTGGCCGGGCGCATGGCCTGGAACCGCTATCGTGGAGGCGGCGGTGGGGGCGGCGCGCTGGGCGGCCTGGCCGGAGCGGCCGGGGTCCAGCGCGTGTTCGTGGTCAATTTCCCAGGCATGGGCGGCAGCGGCGTCTTGTCCGGCGGCAAGGACCCCTTCGGTCTGGGGGGCGGCGGCGCGGCCGGTGGCGCGACGCGCGGCCTGTCCCGCTTGGGACGCGGCCTGGCCGGAGCCAAGGGCGCGTTCAAGATCGGCCTGCCTCTGGCCCTGCTCATGGGCGGGGTGGAGGCCTTCAACACCTGGTCCGATGACTCGCTCTCGGCCGAGGCCAAGAAGACCGAGTACAGCCGCATCGCCGGGGGTACGGCCGGGGGGATCGCCGGGGCCTCGATTGGCGCGGGCATCGGCGCGCTGGTCGGCGGTGTGGGCGCGATCCCCGGGGCCTTGATCGGCGGCTGGCTGGGGCAATGGCTTGGCGAAAAGGCCGGGCAGGCCGCAGGGGAGAAGATTTTCAAGGTGGAGAACAAGATCGTTCTGGACGGCCGGGAGATCGCCCAGAGCGTCAACGAGTTCAACGAGCTGCAGGGGGCGCGGGAATAATGGCCTGGGCCGACAACCTGCTCGACGCCAGTTTCCGGGGGGTGCGCTTTGACTGCGTGGACGTGTCCGGGAGCGCCGACCGCGCCAACGCGGAACACTCCTGCCCATACAAGGACGGCGCGAACATGGAGGACCTGGGCCGCGGGCCTCGGCGCTTCCGCATCGAGGCCGTCTTTTTCGGCGACAACTACGACTCCGCCATGCAGTCCTTCCTCAAGGCCCTGGACGAGGGAGGCGAGGGCGACCTGGTGCATCCCGTGCATGGGACCCTCAAGGCCACCGTGCTGCACTACGAGGACCGCCACACGGCGGACGAGGTCGATTGCTGCCGCATCGCCGTGGACTTCGCCGAATCCACGCCCGGCGCCAAACTCTTCGACCGGACCCTGGCTGTGCAGCGGGCCTCGGACATCGGCTCCTACACCAGCCTGTCGCGCCTGGCGGGCCTGTCCCTGCTCCGCACCTACGTTTCCAGGCTCAAGCGGACCCTTCACTCCACGGACGTGGTGAGCGGCGCGTCCCTGGACGCGCTGTCCGGCCTCCAGGCCTTGTCGCCCAGATCCGTGTTCTCGGGACTGGACGTGATCACGGACCCGGAATCCTGGGCCGCGGACCTGGCCGGGGCCTTCGGCGATATGCTGGACTCCTACTCCTGGTCCGAGGACAGCGCGTACTCGGACTGGAAATCCAGCCGCGCCAAGATCCACAGTCCACTCTCCGGCGTGGACGACGTCGAGGAGACGGCGGGAGTCTCGGCGGTCACCGAATACCTGGCCCTGGAGCGGGCCCTGGCCTCCGCCGACGCGGCCCAGGCCGTGCTGGAGTCCGAAGCGGACGCCCCCACGCTCTCCCCGGTGGAAATCGAGGAGGTCGCCGGGGGCGCGCGCGAGGATTTGGACGCCGCCATTGAGACCTACCGCGAGAATCACGGCATCGAGGAGTCCCGCCCGGTCACCGAGAGCCTCAAGGACGTGGCCCTGGCCGTGCAGGAGGCCGCCCAAGCCGTGATCATGTCCAGGCCGTCCTTGGTGGAGCGCACCCTGACCGCCCCGGGCAATCTGCGGCTCATCGCCCACCGCCTCTACGGCGACCACAGCCGGGCCCCGGAGATCTACCGGCTGAACCGGCCGCGCAACCCCAACACCCTGACCAATGGGGACACGCTCCATGTCTATGCGAGCTGACGACAAGCTGGCCCTGCTCATCGGCGGCAGGGTGCATGACGACTGGCAGGCCTACGAGGTGGAGTCGGATCTCCTGACCCCGGCCGACGCCTGGAGCGTGCGCCTTGCCATTCCGCAAGGCCAGATCCCGGACATCGTCGCGGCGGGGGTGAAGGTTGAGGCCCGCGTCGGCGGGGAAACCGTGCTCACCGGCCGCGTGGACCGCGTTCGGCACCTCGTGGACAAGCGCAACCACTCCCTCGTGCTCACCGGCCGCGACGCCGCGGCCGTGCTCGTGGACTGCTCCGCGCCCATCTTCACGGCGCGCAAGGTGGACCTCGATGAGGTCATCGCCAAGGTGGTCCGGCCCCTGGGCATCACCAAGATCCGCATCGAGACGGCCGAGGCGCCCGAGGGCTGCGACAAGGTCAACGTGGAGCCCGGGGAAAAGGCCTGGGACGCGCTGGTCAATGCCGCCGAAGCCCGCGGACTCTGGCCCTGGTTCGAGCCGGACGGCACCCTGGTGGTCGGCGGGCCGGACTACTCCGCGGCGCCCGTGGCCAGCCTGATCCTGCGCCGCGCCCCAGGCGAGGACAACAACGTCCTGTCCCTGGAGGTGGAGACCTCGGTCGCCGACCGCTACAGCGATGTCACGGTCCTGGGCCAGCATCCCGGGGATGAGGAGGAGGACGGCGCGGCCGACCTGCGCTTCACGGCCAAGGACTCCGACATGACCGCGCTCTGGAAGCGGCCGATGGTGACCGTGGACCACGACGCGGACAGCGAGGCCATCTGCCGCAGCCGGGCCCGCAAGCTCCTGGCCGACTCCCGCCTCACCGGCCTGACCATCACCGCCCGGGTTCATGGCCACCGCATCGGCGACGGGGGCGCGCTTTGGCGGCCCGGCCAGCGCGTGGCCCTTGTCTCCGAGCCCCACGGCCTGGACGGCGTGTTTTTCCTCATGGCCAGGCGTTTCAGCCTGGACCGCCAGGAAGGCACCGTGACCACCCTGACGCTTAAGGAGGACAAGGTCTGGACCCTGGATGCCCACCCGCACAAGGGACGCAAGCGCCACGAGCTTTTTGAGGACGGCGAAGAGCCGGAAACCGAGACGACCCTGGGCCGCGAAAGGTGGGTGACATGGCATTGAGCCTGGCAAAACAGATCAATGCCTGCGTCCAGCGCGCCCTGGCGCGCATCCGCCTTGCGTTCCGGGCCGTGCTCACGGCCCTGGACACGGCCCCGCGCGTGAGCCTGGTCCAGGCCGAGGGCCTGTCCAGCGAGCAGCTCCAGGCCCTGGAGCTGTTCCAGCACTACGGCTTCACCAGCGCGCCGCCTCCCGGGACCATGTGCGTGGTCCTGCCCCTGGGCGGACAGACGGCCCACGGCATCGTGGTGGCCACGGAACACGGGGCCTACCGCATCAAGAGCCTCCAATCCGGCGAAGTGGCCATCTACACCGACGAGGACCAGGCCGCGGACGGCTGCCGCATCGTGCTCCAGCGCGGCAATAAGATCGAAATCCAGGCCCGGGACATCGACATCCGAGCCGAGCACTTGCTCCACATCTCGGGCCGCGAGGTCGAGATCCACGCGGACGAGCGCCTGGAGACCGACGTCTACGGCTACGGAGAGGCGGTCAACTACGGTTCCGGCGGCTACACCATCGATTCCTACCATGCCGGGGCCACGCCGTTGACCTCCATCGAGCACGGCATCCAGCC